ATTGTCCTAATATCTGAGAGTATTGTTCACGCTCTCCACGTACTTGCTGAAACTCAGACTCGACTAATTTGCGCTCTTCTGCTAGTTTCTGCGTTTTCCGTGTGTAGTCAGCTTCACGTTGATAACCTCGGATAAGTTCATCCTTTGGGACTTCGATTTCTTTGCCATCAACTTTGACAACAAACTTCTCATCCCTAGGAGCTTCTTCTTCGGACTCTTCGTCTTCGCCATCTACTTCCTCAGAAGCTTCCACTACTTCGTCTTGCGTCTCCGTAGCTTCCACTCCCTCAGACTCAGATTCGGATTGCTCCTCCTCTGGTTGCGCCTCTGCACCAGTGTCAACACCCTCTTGGCTGTCTAGCATAGTAGCAAAGCTTTGCGCTGCTTGGTTTACTGTAATCGAACCGACTGCTTGTGCGTTATCGGACATATTTACCTCTTAGTTTAACAATCATTTGTTTGGGGGTCTTCCCCGTCTACGTACAAGGGCAACTTCTGCCATCTTGCCTGTATCCATAACAGAGCGTAGTTTTGCTCTCAGAATATCAACTGTTGTCAGAAGCAAGTAAGCTTGCTCTCTAACTGGTCCTTCCATTAGTTTGGAAGAACGAATCTCACGATAACAGTCATCTTCAATTCGTTTAAGCATTTCATTAAGGAGTTCATCCTCAAGAAGTAACTTTGCTCTGTCTCCTCTTGCGAGGTTAATTTCTAGATCGTCCATTTACATCATTGGTTGGGGCTGTTGAGGGACTTGCGTCTGATTCATTGCAGCCTGTTGACGGATTAATTCTCGGTCTGTATTCATTGCGGCATTAATCTCCGCACTTTGAATTTGTACACCATATTTCAATTCTAGCTCATATCTACGCAAAATACCATCTTGTTCAACACGATCTCTTTCACGATCATCAGACATAATCATTTTCTGACGCTCTAAATCCAATTCAGCCGCTTTCTTTTCAATATCTGCTTGAATAGATTGAACCTGTACTTGAGCCAACATCTCCTCTGGAGTAAGCTTTGGCTCTGGAGGTGGTGGCAACTGGAAGTCAACAGGTAACTGGTTAAAGTAATTCTGAGAATCTTTAATACCCGCCAACTGCAATAATTTACTTAATGTATTGGTGTATTGTGGTAAAGAAACAACAGGATTATTAACGCCAGTTTCTTTGAGAATCATTTCCTGACGCATTGCTACTTGATTCAAGATATTAATTCTGTCTTCAAGAGTGCCATCACCAACACCAACATTAACAATTACATCCATATTGGCATCCCAAGAACGGGGGTCAATAGGTACAAATGTATTACGCAAACGAATCATTCGCTCTTTATCTTGATTCTCAATAACGAGTTTCAAAATACCAGTAAACAATTTACGTAAACCAGTTTCAGCAAAGGTACGGGCGATCATTTCAATATGCTGATGTGCAGCATTAACAGTCGCAGATACTGCGGCCTTGGTAGTGCTTTGCAATGCGTCTGCATCTAAGCCAGAGGCGGCCTTGGAAATGCCTGTACGGGTCTGTTTAATGTCATCCAAGTAGTCAAGCATTGGGAATGCTGCTTGACCAACAAATGGAGTTGTGAATGGCTGAACCATACCTGGCGCTCTCATGCGAATCACAGCACCAACTTCTGTATTAAGCACGTCTTCCATGTTGGCCTGTCCCTCAACAATCGCTGTGCGAGGGTTAATAGCTTGAGCCAAAGAGTCTAGGATGCCACGTTGGACACTTGACTTGATACGCTGAATGTCCATGACCACATCAGCAGGACACATACCAAAAAAGGTATGGGGTTCTGGATCAGGACAGAAGTCAGCAAACTGTCGTTCAGCAACGATCTCATTACGCATAACCTTATTGCCAGTACCAACTGTGCAAATCCTACGCATCTCAGCAATGCCATCGCCATCAAAGTCTACCTTTAAGTAGCCTTCAATATAAAGAACACTCTTGCTTGATGGATCGCCATTGTTTGCGGTACTAATAACAGCAAACGGGTTACGGGCTGTGTACTCTTCGTTGTTGTCAAAGTCATTACCATTGCCAGCAACTTCAACCATTTCATCGTAGTCATAACCCATTGCGACTAGATCGGAAACAGTCTTCATTGTGCGGTGGCCCACAAAGGTAGCCTCATCAATGGACTTTGCTCTTCGGTCAATCAGGAACTCTTCTGGTGGTAGAGCCTCAATCTTTACCTTGCCAGACTTAATTCTTCGCTTGATCTCCACATCGTACATCATGGGTGGTGGAGTCATAATTCCTTGGGCAAGATTCTGCTCTGCCATGCCAGGAATAGGATACTCACGCACCGCAGAAATCTCAATGTCTGGGTCTTGAGTCAGGAACATCATTGTCTGCTCATCAAGCATGGAGAAAGACTCTGCCTTGACTTCTACAGACTCATCCCACCAGTACTTAACAATACCTGCTTTGCGTACCAAGGCATCTTTGAATGCTGAGTGGAGAATCTTAAAGCCTGGGTTATCACGCTTGAAAATAAAGTCAACATAGTCTGTTGCTTGTTCGGCAGAAGCAATATCTTCTGGCCCTTGGGGTGCGAACTCAACCACACGCTCTGGGCCAAAGAAAATACGCATCAAACTTGGCAAAATGCCTTGCACAGTATCTCGAACATCCATTGACACTACTTGTGAGCGACCATCTTCTTCGTTACCAAAAGGTAGGCCATAGTAGTATTCAGTAGCTAATGCACGATTGCCACCAATGTCATCATCTATAAAAGAAATTGCATCATAAATTTCAGAAGAAATAACGCCTTGAAGTTGCTCTTCAGACATTACCTCATCTTCTTGCATCTCGCCTTGCAAGGTTTCAGCCATCAACATTGGGTTTTCTTGTTTCATTTTTAATCCTTAACGTCCAGCAATGTATGGAAGAATACCTTGTGATCCACCGCCATAACTTTGGAGTAATGATGGGATGCCACCAACATAGTTATTAGCCATACCGCCACCCATTCTGAATTGTTGAGGAGTCATCATTTCCTCATCTTGTTTACCTTGAGGGCTAAAAGCATACTTATATGCGCCTGACAACATATCGCCAGCAGTAGCATTGGGATTCGTCATGGTGTTATAGGCTTGCATTGTTGGAGCAATGGCTTGATTGCCCATTCCACCAATAGTACTTCCTAGGCTTTCCATAGCAGTAGGAGGAGCCATGCCACCAGATGCAACTGCTTCAGACATACCGCTACCAGCAACTGCTTCAGTCGCAGCAGGTAAAAATGATTCCATCAATGCAGCTAAAAAGGCTTCCATTTAGTCTTCCTCATCTTCCATGTCGTATTCGGTCTTAGCCATCATCAACATATTCTGTTGATTCTTGGTCATCTTCTTGGTGATAGGACCACCAGATAGCCATGCGGAACAGGTACGCTCACCTGCACACTTAAAGTCAAACAGTTCGCAGTAGCCAAGATTAGCCGCACCCTGTACGTCTTTGGCATAGCCATCAGTCTCTTCGTCAATACCTTTTAGGATGCAGTCAAGCATCTCAGGGGTTTGGATAAAGGCAGCGCAGTTACCGCAACGCATCTCTTGAACTTCATCAATAGATATTGTCCACATATCAGCAAGGTTCTGCCAATATTCTTCGTTGTCTTCTTCTGGGTTAGCAGGACCATAATCAACATTCTTGATTGCCCAATTACGGGCTTTCAAGTTGGCTTTGATGTCATAAGTAGCGATAGGGCATTTCATTTTTTATTCCTTGCAGAAATAGCTTTAGCCTTTGCTCTAGCATCTGCTTTACTGCTTGCACCCCACGCATTGAGGCTTAGAAGCAATCTAGTTGGCTTTCCATCTTTGTACTCAGGACCATCGTTTCCCGCCATCCTTGCAAGGAAACTAGCTCTACGTGGGTTATCACCAGACTTGACGGGCGCTTTAATGTCTTGGCCTTGTGCTTTTAAACTTGCACGACCTTTAGCATTTAACCCACCTTTTGGGTTTTGCCCTTCTTTTCTAGTCCACGCTGCGCTCATTTTTTCTTGGCAGTCTTAGCCGCTTGCTTAAAGTCTTTAGCAGTTGGCGCACCTTTAGTGCCAGGCTTTCGCATCTTTTCTTTAGAGCCAGCTTTAATTCGTTCTTGTTTGGCATTGATATTGGCATAGAGTCCAGGTTTCATAACAACTCCGTAACGCTAATTGTGGAAGCAGTAACACCAGAATCTTTAATAACAGCAATCTTGTCACCAGAAGCCACGGGGAAAATTTCAGATGTATTGTTTGCCAACATTGGGCTTGTCGTAATACTTGCAGTTGGTGCAGATCCAAACTGGATATGGCAATGGCCTAATGAGCAAGAAACTCGAACATGAGTAGTTGAGGCCGCAAAAGCGGTACTTGCAACACTAGAATTCGTTACTGTAAAAACTTGTGTCGTACCAATCCTAAATACATTAGGGATGGTATTTCCATTGTTATCTCTTGTTAAGAAAGACATAATTTTTCCTTAAGTTACTTTTTGCTTCGGTTGGTTGCAGTTCTACCACCACGTTTAGGCATAGAACGAGCCTCGCTCATAGCGATAGCGACAGCTTGGTCACGGGATTTAACCTTGTCACCAGAGGAAGACTTGAGCTTGCCTCGCTTGTACTCGCCCATTACCTTGCCAATCTTGTTGGCGGCTTCATCCATTTTCATAGGAATCTCCTAACATAGGTTACGTGATATTACCATATTTAAAAAAAAGAGCCACTTTTTTAGGGTGGCTCAAAATGGCAACGGCAATCAGACCAAACCTCGGATCAACCTTTTGATCGGTTTTCCCCAAGACAGGTTAGACCCCCAAGAGATGGTGGCGGCATCCGAGGCAAATGTCAAGACAAAAGCGTCAGCCATGTCAGGAGATTTAAGTCCCCTGCGTCTAATATCATCCTTAGACTCAATCTTTATCTTGCCATTAGAGGTAAAGGTGTACCTAACTGTTGCCAGTTCAGCAATGAAATCCTCATTATTGGGTATCTTGCAGTCCCGTTTCTCTAGCCAAGCCTTGGTTTTATGCCAAAGTTCAGCCCGTAGATTCAAATAAGTGCCACCCATAGCAGGGCTTTCGGACACATTAATCCCACGGCAGGGCAACTTTAGTTCTCTGAGTCGGTCAACAACACCAGCTCCGAGGCCAATAGAGTCAACCAGAATCTCTGTGGGTCTACTCTTATGGTCACAAGCTTCGTACTGGGCCACTACCGCACCTGTTAATTGCATCAGGTCCAAGTTCCTCCACCTCTCAAGAGTGTGTACAACATTAGACTGACGTTTACATAGAACTGAAGAATCGGAGCCAAAACGTGCCACATCGAGTCCCCAAATGATCGGAGCATCTTCATAAGCTCTTGTATCCCTGTGTTTAGCAGACTCAAGTAACTCCATAGGAATAATCGTGTCATCATCGCTCCTTGGAAATTCTCCCAGAACCCTGATCCGATAGGCATTACTTTCCTCGCCATAGCGGGATTTCATGTCTTCTACGTACTCTTTACTGACCCGAGTAGAGTCAATGCAGGATACTCTCTTTGTCCACCACTCATCTTTGAGCCGATTATGTGTGTCAAAGAAGAAGCCAGAAGACCTAACTGGATTGCCCAATAGGATGGTTAGAGCATTATGTCCTGACATAGAACCTGCAGCAGCCTCGAATACTGCCTCTGGGACACCAGAAGCCTCATCCGCAACCAACATGACGTTCTCAGAGTGGACACCTTGCAGGGCTTCAGGTTGTTCAGCACGAGAAGTCCTTGCAGAGATAAAAGCCTCGGTAGCGGAAGCCTTTAGCTCGATTCTCTCTTGTTTGACATCAAGTAAGTCCTGAATCGGTTGGGGTAGTTCTTTGACCCACCTCTTTAGTTCGGCAAACAAAGCGTCATACAGTTGGGCAGAAGTAGGGGCAGTAACAACGACTTTGACGGGATACCTGGTCAACAAGAACCAAAGCATTGCCCAAGAAGCGGTAGTTGACTTTCCAACCCCGTGACCAGAACGAATACTAATCTTTCGCTCACCAGTAGCTACAGCGTTAAGAAAGTCCTTCTGCCAATCATCAGGTTCAACCCCTAAGACCTCTTTAACAAATAGAACAGGGTCTTTTCTGTATAAGGTAATGAACTGGATAAACGGGTTATGAGCCATTGTTTTCCAAAGTAATGGTGGCAGCCTCTACCTTACCCATATGCTTTAAGGCTTGAAGGTGTAGATCACCCAAAGAGATATTGACTTGGGTTTTGGCAGTATCTCCATAGTTTTCAGGATCAAGCTTGGAGGCCATCCACTTACGGGTATCGACTTGGAGTCTGGCTTTGTTAACTCCTGAGTTGCTTGTCTCATCTGCTTGGTCAGCAATGTCTAGAGCCTCTTCTGCCAGTTTCTCAGCCTTTAGCTTACGTGCAGCAAGTACCGCATCTCTACGCTCATCAGTATGGTTTATCCAGAAAGAAAGCATTGGCCTAGAACACTCTATGAACTCTGCCAAGCGTCCTATGGTCATTCCTTGGCTAATGTGAGCTGTTACGAATTCAATGCCTCCAAGCTCTTCTATCTTCCTCTCCAACGCTCTACGCATAGGGAATCCTGCCATTCTTCTCTCCTTGATTTAATGTCTACAAATTCTAAACTATAAAAAATTTTTTTGGAGGGTTCTTTTGTGGTTGGGGATAGGGGTAGGGGGGTGTATAGCTTAAATGCTATATCGATAGGTGTTTATGTCCCCTGTCACAGCGCCCCCTACTTTTACTCAAGGGGGGGGTAAACCCTACGTTAGTGAGTGCTCACTTCGCTTTAAGTTAGTGAGTGCCAACTAACTTAGCCATGTGAGTGAGTGCTAACTAACTTCTAAATGCGAATGATTCTCATTCCTAAAGGTTATGCGTTTTTTGCATAGTTGTCTCATGGGCGCAATAGATTGTCGATTGTCGGCCTGTTAAGGGCTTCTATTTACCTTTAATGGTTTAGCCTATCAATAACCCAGGCCTTACGTTATCCCCTTATGTATCCTATCTAATCCCCTTATACATTCCCTATACCTTCAGGATCCCTTGCTGTGGGTTTCCCCTTCTTTTCTTTTCTCAATTGTAGCTACAGAATCAAAGCGCATTAGGGTTTATACGTAAGGGTTTAAAGATCCTTAACCTAGGGTTTGTACTAATGGTTTTGCTGTTTTTAATTGCTATCATAAATGCACATTCAATCGGAATGTATCCAACTTAATAGGTGTTCACAATGACAAAATCCGAATCAAAAGAAGTCGCTAGATCCGTTCAATACAGCGAGGCTGGCTTAGGTAAGGACTATCTCGCTCGGGCTTTATCGGCCCTTATCCGCTCTGCTAGAACTACAAAATCACAGAATGAGATCCTAGCAATAGCTACAGCTCACAATGTGACTACAAACCCCGAATTTATTGTTTAAGGGGAAAAGCATGAAAACAATCACTATCGAGATCCGCTCACAATATGGCAATACAGTTGCCTATCCAGCGTGCCAGGCTGCAAAGCTATTCGCCCGAATAGCGGGAACCAAAACCCTATCATCGCAAGCCCTTAAAGATATCCAAAACCTAGGGTTCGATATAACTTGCTTTAACTCACAAAACACCCTGGAGCTAGTTAAATGAAAACAGTAATTTTTGAAGCTATTTTTGGAATAGTTCTTTTTTGTGCTGCGCTGGCTCTAATGCTTGCGTATTTTGACGTTTTAGTTAAATAAGGGGATAAGCATGGCCTACACTTTAAAACGCTCATTAAACGGGTTCTCATATGATGATATCAAGCGAATTTATGATCAAAACCCTAATTTAACCCTTAAGGAATTGTCCAATTTGACGGGTTTTGCGATCCCTTTTCTTAAGAAAATATTACTTGAGGATCAAAATGCTTAAAAAAATGCGCTCCCGATTCCGTTCTAGGTGTTCACAATCCCAGGCTGTTATCAATGTTGGCGATTGGATCCTATTCGATACAGCTACAAAACGGGCTGTATTGGAACCCGATTCCGACTCTATAACCTTTTTTGGTGAAAACGGCCCGAATACGTTCTATCGGAATAAAAAAGGCCGCTGTATCGATGCCCCTTGCTGTGGGTGTTGCACAATCTAAACTGTTTTTTTCTTTTTTTAATAGGTGTTACATGAAAATTATCCCAATTATCCCAATGACAAAAACCCAGGCTGCAATTGCTTGCGGATCTCTTACGTCAACGTCAAAAATGCCATGCAAAAGCTACAGTTTACCGACCGAAGCTTGCGATACTGGCTTCAAAATGTCCAAAATCGAGGGTTCTATATGCTCAAAATGTTATGCAAATAACGGGTTCTATCGAATGTATGAAAACAACATTAAACCCGCTCAATTTTCCCGCTTAGATAGCATTACGGGAGAATTTTGGGTGTCGGGTATGGTTTCCCATATCGGAAAAGATCCCTATTTTCGCTGGCATGATTCGGGAGATCTGCAAAACCTTGAACACTTTGAAAAAATTGTTGCTGTATGCCTGGAAACCTTTTTAACCATGCATTGGCTGCCAACTAGGGAATACAGCATTATTAAAGCTTTTATTGCAAAGCATGGAAAAAATAGCATTCCCAAAAATTTGATTGTGCGATTGTCGGCTATGTATCCCGATAAACCCGTAAGCATTCCCGCAAGCTTGCAAAATGTGCCAGGCATAACAGCGTCTAATGTGCATACAAAAACCCCTATGGGTTCCCCATGCAAAGCCCCAGCACAAAACGGGGCTTGCTTAGATTGTCGGGAATGCTGGTCCGATAGCGTTATCTCTTACGAATTACATTAAAAGGCTCACAATGACTATTAGAAAAGTAAAAACACCTAAAATTCACCCAAAAATTGTAAATGAATGGATGATTTTCGAGGGAATGAATGACATAAATTCTGTTTTCGGGGCTTTATTGACCTTAAAAAGCTTTATAAATTCACCTGAATATTCAAAACAAGGGGCAACATGGGCCATTGAATCTATACAGGCAACATTGTGTAGCGGGACACATTTAATTGATCAATGGTGCGAAATTGAGGATCCAGCAGCATGAAAACGGGCGCTGTGGGTGTTATAACCAGCGAAAATGAAACCCTAATGGAAATTGATTGCATAGTTGCTGGCATGATTTTTTGCCATGCTTTGCACAATCCCAAAATGCAAAAATGCTGTTATATCGAGGAATTTTGGGTTTTGATCGATAGCATTTAAAAAGCATTTTCTAAAATTCCCGCTGCAATATGCGGGTTTTTTTGAAAGTGTTTTGTAAGTGAGCGCTCACATCATGCAAATTGTCTTAAAGCGCCTAGAATCGGTTTTTATGGTTTCAGGCATACTATCCATGCACCGACCAAAAAAAGCGCCTAGAACGGGTTTTGTGGCATTCTAGGGGTATATTTAGATTGTGTCTCATGCGCTGTTTTTAAGGTTTTGCGAAGTGAGCGCACACTTACAGTATTTTGCGAAGTGAGTACTCACATACTTTTTTTTGCGAAGTGAGTGCTTACAAACGTAGGGTTTACCCTAAAAAACGGGTTTTTACAAAAAAGTGGCATTTACTTTTTAGAAAGTCAAGTTAACCAATTTTTGAAAACTCAAAGTTTTTGAAACTTTTGATATTAGAAAGCATTATTATTTTCAGACGGGGTATCAAATAATCGTCTAATCGTATTATTAAGTGCATCAATCTCATCCATCTTTTTAATATGCCACATTCTCTTTTGACCATGCCAACCTAATATTGAATTAGTATGGCAATCTTGACATAATGCTATGCAGGTATATTGCAGACCTTGTTTGTAATGGTGAGCTTCTGAGGGTCCTGACTTATCGCATACTGAACAGGGAAGCATCTTCACCCTTGCTAGGTGGAATCTTTCCTTATTGTTCAGCTTGTTATTCATTGGGTTGCCCTGACTTCCATTCTGGCTGAGTACTGGTTAGTTCTCCAGACTTCAATTCGTGCTTGGGCAGCGGTCATCAACCACCGATACTTCTCTTCTTTTTCCACGGCAGCTCTAATGCCTTCTAGCACTTCAATGTATTCCTCATGGGCATAGGCAAAGGTTTCTTGTTTACCCAGAACTTCAGTCCCTGCCTGGCTCATCAGGTGAGCCTTCTTTGACTTGCGGAACTCCTCCAAGTACAGGCGCTCTGACTTCGCTTGGGCGTACAAGGGTGCGGTGTCGATCAAATACTGAATGGCTTTGTCGGGGCTTATCTGGCTCTCCATGAATTAATCTCCAATGTTTCTCTGCCAATCTGCGGATACCTTCTGACAGGCTTCCATTTCCTGCCAAGGTCAATGCTTGCTCATGGATAGGCGCTACCCTTGCTCGGATAGTCCTACCCTCTTCGCTGATCTTCTTCCTACCAGCACCTTTTCTTGAGCCGCCACGTTGTTTCATGGCTTGAATTATAGCTACAAAATCAATTCTTTATGGCTTTTAGTACAAACCTGATGTCATCATCCTCTTCTTGGAAGACAGTTTTAAAGTCTGCTTTGTAGATATTCCTGAAGTCTGATATGGGTGTTCTGCCTACTTGCCTCTTGTACTCATCTTGGGATAGGAAGACCAGTTGCTCAAGCTGCATGATTCTTGTATGGCTTGGATCACCATAAGCCCAGATTGAAGTTCTTGATGGGCAAGTCGCAAGAAAATGACCATTTGGCTTGAGAAGTCGCCAGAATTCAGAGAACTGAGCAAAGAATAGTTTGTAGTCACCCTGTTGTCCAAGGTGTTCTAACACTTGGTAAGCATGGACTTCATCAAACTCATTGTCTGGAAATGGTAGTGGAAGCTCCATCAAATCCCACACAACAGTAGGATTATGGTCAGAGTTGTAGTCCAGAGTGGTTAAGTTATCAAAAGTTGGCGTTCCATCAGCCGCCATCTTTTTGATGTGGTTAGATCCACACCCAATTAAAAGTTCTTTTTTCATGCTTATCCCTTTGCTCGGATGGCTTCAGCGCAGTCTTTGCCATGTTTATACCAATCAGGGCCACCATTCCAAACATTTAGTGCAGGGTGAACTCCATGCGTTTCACAGACCTTTGCACACGCCTCACGCTCATGTTCTGCTACCAGCATAGCAAAGTGTATAAATATCTGTTGACAGTTATCAATTTCTTCATCAGCAAACCCTGCCTGTTTTGCCATGCGGATAATGCCTTCTATGGTCATACATCCTCCATTTTGTAGTTGAGTTTGTGGTGCTGAAAGCGCATGGCAGCTTCCATCTCTAATTCTTTGAATTGCTCATCAGACATTAGACCAATGACATTACGTCCCTCAAACCAAACCTCTTTGATAGATTCGTTATAGGTTGAATCTTCATCTGATTCATATTCGTAAACAACTGTCACTACCTCGCTACCTGCTCCAGTAGTTGTGTCAAATTCCCAAGTTTTTTCCATAATTAACTCCTGTTTAAAAGCTTTATTTTCTATATTTTTGAGTGGTTGAACATAGGGACTTACCCTAAGTCTTCCTTGACCATAATCTCTACTGCGGGTGTTTCTGCATAGACCTTGGTCACATGAAGATTTATTACTTGTTTGTCATCTTGGTAGACAATCCCGTTCATTCCATCTAAGAAGCACTTAGAAATATTATCAATGTCTGGTTTCTTTGTTGGTTTGAGTATTCCCTCCAAGGCATCTTTTCGCTTCTGTTTTGAGAATGATGCGGGTATTCCAACTCTGATATAAATTGCAACTGTTACAGGGGTGTATAGTGCTTCTGAGCTACCCATTGCTGCCTTTGCCATCATCCTAATTTCATCTTCGTAGGTTTTGGTCTTCTGTGGAGAGTAAGTAGAAACAAAATTCCCTCTACGGGCAAACCTTGGGCGACCTTTTCCTACTGGTTCGCCATAGACTATGTACATGACCATAAATGTCATTTCAGGATTCTCCATGCGGTTGCGGCACACAAGGGGACTTGTCCATTTCCAATGGCTTTAAGTCTGTCCACCCTATCGGCCAACCCATCAACCACTCTGTCCACATTGGGTTCAATTGACCAGAAGTTGGGTGTACTGATTGGCTTAAAGATATTTGCTTGCCAATTGCTACTCGTCTCTGAACTGATGGATTGCTCATGTTTCCTCTGTCCCGATTGTCCGAGGCTTGTGGCGTTGGCCACATTTTTACCAACCTCCCCAACCCAACCGAACCATCTTTCCCGTTCTGATTTACTTTTCGAGGCATCCCAGTTTTTGTTTCGTAAAAGTTGTCGTTTTTCCCAATCAGAGATCCTGTTGTTCCATCGCTGGCTACTGGAGTTGGAACAGTAAATCCATATACGCTCTCTTTGATGGGGTGCTCCAACTGAGTTTGCTCCCAGCACTCCCCATTTCGCATCAAACCCCATCGAGGCCAGGTCTCCGAGAACTCGTCCAAGCCCCCTAGAAGTGAGCATTGGTGAGTTTTCCACGAACACGAATCGGGGCTGTACTTCACAAATGATCCTCGCCATTTCTCGCCACATTCCGCTTCGTTCTCCGTCAATGCCAGCCCCCCCCCCTGCGGCTGATATGTCTTGGCATGGAAAGCCGCCAGAAATAACGTCAACAATTCCTCTCCAAGGTTTTCCTCTAAAGGTTTGTACGTCATCCCAAATCGGGAAAGGCGGCAGAAGGCCGTCATTTTGTCTGGCGCACAGTACGCTTGCTGGATATGGCTCCCATTCAACGGCACAGACTGTTCTCCATCCGAGAAGTTGTCCCCCAAGTATTCCTCCACCAGCGCCTGCGAATAAAGCCAACTCATTCAATTTGTCCTTCTTTCATTCTTGACATATAGGTCCTGACTCGATCTCTTGCGCCTGATCCATAGACCTTTTCGCAACGCTCAAGCCTGGCACGAACAAAATCATTGTCTCTGTTTGATTGCCAAGTTCGGTATATTTCCCTTGCCTCGGCTTTCTCTAGAACAACTCTGTCTCCTGCATTAGATATATTTTTTCTACTGTATGCCATAGGTATATACCCTACTCATCTAAGTCACCAGTTAGGATTAACGCTTCAGTAATGAGACGTACGGGATATGGTACGCCCTCTTTTACTCTGTCTAGCAGTCTCATGGCTTCATAGTAGTTCATTCTTCTTCAACTCCCGTCCAATGTTGTTCTTGCTTTTCAATCAATTCTGGCAATTGTTTTTGCAATACTTTACTTTGCTCTGGAGTTAAAACTATTGTGATTGAGTAGTTTTGGAAGACAAGATAACCAACAGTTGATACAAAAAACTCAATAGGTTCTGCTTTACGGAATTTCATATATTTTCTTTCACTTTTTTAGCAAATTGACGTACAAAATCTGGCATTGGTGCAGCATTTTTTGCATCAGCCTTAATCTTTTCTAAAACTACATTAGGCTCATTTGATGCAGGAACTGTGGTCCTGATGTTGTCGGCAGGGTTTGCTTTTGTCGCAACCCAATCTGCTTTAAATGCTTGCCAACCACGAACAACACACTCCTCCAAAGCTTTTTCTAAAGTCCAACCAGCTTTGTTTGCTTCACTAGATATGGCATCAATGGCTCTTTGGGTTATTGGTGCTTTCTTGGCTTTCCTCAAAGATTTAAATTCCTGCCAAACAGAATCAGAAACACCGCTAGGTGTAGCAACGCTAGTTGCTTTCTTCTTTGTCTCTGTCTCTGTCTCTGTCTCTGTCTCTGGGATAGCAACTTGCTTGCACTCTGCTATCACTCCGCTAACAACATTAAAAAAGTCGTTATCAATCAATGGCTTAACTCCATCTTGATATTCTTTTGGCGTGATATGTAAACGAAAGACTAGCTCATCTAGTGAGCCATCAAAAACACCATCTTTTGATTCACTTGCAAGCAGCCAAAGCATGGGTGCTATCGCCTTGCTTGCAATAGGCAAGCGCATATAAGCCCTGTCGTTTAACAGGTCACGATGAAGTTTTATCCAAGGGGGGCATCTGTCTTTGTAATGTTGAAAGACGGCCCAGTTTTTTGGCTGTAAAAGCATAATTTTTTCCACTTTAAAAGCCACTTAAAAAGAAAGAAACCTCGGCAGGGGAAAAAGTGGGAACCCTTTTCAATGCGCTCATGACTTCGCATCTAGCCGTGTTTCAAAACATTGTATCAAATAAATTGATTGTTGGTAATTTCATTTGTTGGTTGTCTGCCAAGCAATCTGACAGCCTGGGCGTTCATAGTCGCATACTCAGCCTTAGTAAAAATACCTTGTGCGTTTCTGATGTCAAACGGGTTTAGCAGATCACGAGGCTCTTCTACCTTCTCAGCCTCAATCATATGTGGCTCTAACGTGTACTGAGAAACCCAAGACCTACCCATCTTAATTTTCCCGATTTTTAGTTTTTTCTTGTAGCTCATCTTGGTGCAACAAGCAGCAATGGATAGTCTTGGTATGCCAGTTAAATCTTCTATTTGATAGGACGTAAGTGGGCCATTTTGTAATGCTCTGATGACTGCTTCTTGGGTCATTTGTAAAGGTTCTCCAGGTTGATTGTTCGGTTTAGATGGAGTTCTAGCGTTCTAGCAAGCAAAGCTGTTACAGCCGCATCAAAGTCCTCTGGTTCGGTTGTATAAGCATCTGCCATTGTTTGAGAGTACCCAAGCAAGGCTTCAGCGCATCTTTTTTCAAGTATTTCAGTTTTCATGCTCAGAATATTACTGTTGTTTTTATGCTTGTCTATTAGGGTTTATCC